GGTCGTTAAACCGCCTACTGCTGCTGGGTCTTGGTGATTCATACTTACCGTAAAGTTATATTTAGATCTAGGGACTAAATCTGTTGTAAACTTAGACGGCGTATTTTGTCCATACAAAAAATGTGCTTTACTACCCAGTGACATTTAGGCTACCTCTTAGTTGCCCGATGTAGTAGCGCCTGGCGTACCTGCTGCTGGACCGTTTCCTGTTAGTACATCTCCTTGACCTGATAATTCATGTGATGCATGATCGTAACGTACTGTTAGTGTTATATTGACCATGTCAGATGCACTGTAGTTTAATTCACCGTATTGAACGTTTTGAATAAAGCAACCCATTAGTGTCCATGTATCATAAACTTCAGGTTTTGCACTACCGTTAGCACCATCTAGTGTTTCAATTTTCATCTCAAACTTATAACCTGTTCCAGCTTCTGCACTTGACTGATCACCGTGATCAACTTGTTGATTTAGTTGCTCACCAATCATTTTGATTACGTGTGAGTTCATGTCATCACGGAAAACAATTGTTACTGGTTCCCATGTGTGCTTACCTGCAAGGTACATTTTTGAGTTGTATGAATCTACAATGATTTCATCGTGTGTCATATTTGGACGAGATGCGCTAATTACGTTCTGCGTCATATGCTTTAGATTTGATGTGTCGCTACCAATATCTGTAAATGTCACTCTAAAGCGATACTGTAGCTTTGGCATTAGTGTACTACCAGCGTCTGACTGTGTCGGTACACCAAAATTTGAAATAACTGGCATTTTATATCTCCTATTAACAATATAGTTTGTTATATTATGTATTTATCAAAGTTTGGTCAAAAAAAAGAGACTGCCGAAATTATGGCAGCCTCTCTAGGATTTTTCAGTAAAACTTAACCAAGCTCTCCTGTATTTACAATACGTACTGGTATGTAGATAAATTCTGCGGCTTTTGTAGGCTCAATTGCTACATCAATCCAAAATTCATTAGCATCAATACGTGCTGGTGTGTTATTTGTTTCGTCACATACTACTGCAAAGTCGTATAAACCACGTTGCTGTGCAATACTTCCTAAGAAGCCATCAAATACTTGCTTTGCGTTTGCACGTGTAATCTCATCATTTACTTCAAATAAGAATGGACGAGCAATTACTGCAAAACGTTCTCTTAGGTATGCTGTCAGACGAGCAACATTCACACGGTCCAGTGCGCTTGCGCCTGAATGTAAGGTCTTTTGACCAAACACAACAATACCATCTGATGGAAAGTTTGCAATTGGGTTTAGTTTATTTTCATACATTGCATCACGCATTCCTTGTGTCAACGACACTGGTCTAAATTCGCTTTCTGCAGAATCAATATAACCTACACCTGCTGCATTTTGTACTACACCACGTGTTAAACCTGCTGGTGCAAACCATTGGAAGCTCACGTTATCGTTGTATGCATATGTGTATAATGCTGAGTGTGATGCTGGTGCAACTACACTATCACCTGTAACTGGATTTGTTGTTAGTACATGTGGATAATATGCTGCTGCATATGTGTTATTTGTTAGTAGTCCAACTTCGCCGTTTTCAGCTGCGCCATTACCTTGAATCCATGCTACTGCTTCTGTTGGATTTAAGCGGAATGGTGCGTCAACAATAACAAAACCTGTTTCGTCACGGTCGCTGTTTAATGCGACCATTTCATCCATCATTTCTGGATAACCTGGTGCTGCTATTAAACGCATTGAAATTGTTTCTTCGCGTAGCTCTGTTGCAGATGCTGATGATTGCATTGCTGATACTACTACTTTACGCTGAGCAAGTCTACCAAATGATCCTCTGCCATCAACTTGGTTGCTTGCATAGTTGCGCCATTTCCATGAAGTAGCTTCGCTTGCATTGTACACACGAACTGTGTTAGCTGAACGACACATGTTTACCGCACTAATACCTACTGGGTATAGTAATGGATCTGGTGCGCCTGCTAATAGTGTATTTTCAAATGTACCTGCCGCTGTATCGTTAGAAGTAAGATCTCCAAAAACAATACCAGCTGATGTTGATTGATCTGCATTGTTTTTACGTACCCATGCTGAGCCATTATGGCGATACATTACTGGGTATCCGTCTGCATCTGTATCAATCCAATAGTCGCCGTCTGCTAAAGCGCCACCTGATTTATTTGATGTTGGTGCCTGTGAACTGTATTGAATATCGTCCATACGTTTCCATTTTTGAACTCCACCATCTAGTGCAACTTCAAAAATTGCAAGATCGTTAACGTCTGAATCAAACCATACTGTACCGTCAGCTGGTACACCAGTTGGTACTGCAACCTGTGCGATCATTGTATAACCACCTGTAGCTGCTGATGGATCAGTTGCAATGTTATCCCACTCTGTTTGGATACTGTCGTAACGTTTGATTGTGAATTCACCTGATCCAATATCCATTGTTAATTCACCTTCACCAAAAGTACGAGCTGTTGCAGCTGTTCCATCTTGGAATGTATCTGCTGTTGTACCTGCTGGATCGCCTGCTTGTGCATACACAATACTTTGTGCAACAAATTTGCCTGCTGTAGTTGTAAATAAACTGATATCTAAATCAATACCTGCACCTGGACGTGTTGTTTTTATCCATGCATCGCCTGTTGATGGTGATGTTGGTACAGAATAGTGTGGTGCAAATGTTGCACCTGTTAGCTTGTCCCATGAACCGCTAACACCTTTGTAGTATTCTACTTTTGTTTCTGTATTTCCATTAACAATAAGAACAAGATACGTATCATCAACTACTGTTGCAGTTGGTGCACCACTTGCTACAATTTCAACAGTAGGTGTCTTTGACGCCCATGCTGCTCCGTCATATTCAAAAATACCCCAATCGCTTGATGGGTTAAACCAATATGAATTGTTAGCTGGATCACCCACTGGTTCGTTTGTTTGTGGGCGTAATGATGTAAGGTTGCAGTTTGCACGTACAATGTACGCCGCTGAACTTTGACCTAAAAATGAGTATGCCGCAAGTAAACCATAATCGTTAGTTTCATCACCCTGCATGACTGTTCCGCTTATTTTACGGAAATCACAATTACCAAAGTATTGTGTAAGTTCACGTTGTGATGTAACTAGGACTGGCTTGTTTGCGTTTGCTGACTTGGTATATTTTGCAATACCGTCAACTTCCGTACCAGTAGGATCCACCTTGTCTTCGCCTGTAGCAATGAAAATCATTGGCACAGTGCCTGCGCCAGCTGGACCGTAAACTGATTCGTCTGAGATAGTAACCTGGACTCCAGGTGAAACAAGATTTGGCATATTAATAGCTCCTTTACTAGTTAGAATCGTTTTCTACATGTATTTATTTGGTATTACGAAAAAAGGGGTGGTTACAGAATAACCAGGAGCATATTTATCATATTAAGCAAAAACTTCAAGAGTTCTTGATTGTAAATCTTCAAGTGTGCTGGTGTTATAAATGGTGTGATCAAATTCCCAACCTGCCCAACTCCATTCACTTGGGTGTACATGTGGGAATACAATTTTCATTGTATTATTTTCGTGATTTGTTCCAGATATATTAACGTTTGCAGCAGTTGCCCACCAGTCTGGTTTATTGTCGCGCCACACTACTGTTGTAGTGCCGCCCAACTTTTTAATAATTTTGAGTTCATTAAAAAATCTACAGTCTGAAATAACTACACTTTTTTCAGTCATTTCAACTTGTCTCTCGCAAGCTGCAACCCATATGTCTGGATGAAAGTGTGTTCTTAACACATCTGTTCCCATAAATTGCAATGCATATCTTGGAGTAAAGTTTGGAATGTCTAAACGCTTAGACCACCATTCGTCTACTGTTTCTCTCCATACTCTACTTTCTGAAGTATTTCCCTCTAGCAAGATTCTATCCCAACTAAAAATATTTGCACATGCATCTTTAAGTACACCTGCAAAACTAATACGTTGATAACCTTGTTCAATTAAAAATCCAGCAGCGGTATCTTTTCCATGTCCAATTAATCCACAGATACCTACAATTTTTTTCATATAAACCTCAACAAAATATTAAATAAAACTATTGTAACAACTATACCAAGTATCATACTTGGCCAAAAACCTAAGTGTCCAATACATAATCCAAATATAACAAAAAAAGCTAAACTTGTCAATACAAAACATATAGTTTCAAAACTAAACGTTGAAAAAGAAGTTGCATCCACGCCATTATAATGCATAAAAACCATACTAAGTAAAGCTGTTAATGGAATGCCCATTACTAGAGCTGCAAATGTTGTATTTCTTACTGCTATAGAACTAACTGTAGCAACAATTAGTCCACTTATGACTGCTTTTAAAATAAATTCCATTAGCCAATTACAAAACCTAAACCAGCTGAACCGTCGTTATATAATGTTAGTTCTTGTTCTAGTTTATCTATATCTTGTAATGCATCAGTACGTAACTGATCTGCGTTCATTGTAGTACCACCCTGTGGTCCTGCAATCTGTGTAAACTTACCACGTGCTTCAGCTAACATAAGTCTAGCATGGGCAAATGAATAATCTTTTAACCAAGGACCTGCATATTGATCAGTAAGTAAATCTTCGTCAATACGATACATATATACATGAAGTACTGCGGTATCTTCTGCTTTCATTTTACGATGAATAATAAGTCTTTTATCTTGCGGTCTCCAAGTAAACATAAGTTCTGCGCCAAATAAACGGCCCATAGTTTCTCTATTTTGTTGTAGGAAATCAAAAGTTGATAATCCACCGTTACGACTTGAACCTAACAAATATGTATTCATGTAAGCGGCTTGAAAAGGCTCAATGTTGTTTCCTGTGCCACTACTAATACCAGTAGTTCTTCGATATATATCTTTTACTTCCATAATTTCTTGTGGAAGTGTATACTCGCTTTGGTCCTTTTGTAGTTCAAGTATTACAAAGCTCTCTTCAACTGCATTTTCTGCTCGTTGACGATATTTTTGTAATGCTTTGTCTGCAGATAGTTCGTAATGCTCTGGGTCGAGCTCTACATCAACCATGCCGCCGCCTAGGCGTAATTCAATTTCTTTAGATAGTTTATTTCTGGCGCTCATACAATATATCTCCGTTACATTGTATTTATCAGCTTTTACTTGTTAAACGCCGCAATTAGAATTGTTTCACTATTGATACGTCCATTGAGCTTTGTTTCTGTAGTTTTTAGTGTATCAAAAAGTTTTTCAGTCTTTGCTCTTGTAGTTTTCTTTATCTGTGGAAGAAACTCTGATGGCTTACGAATAGTCCTTTGCAGACTTTTCTTTTCATCATATCCAATGATAGTAGTTCCTTTAACACTAAGTCCTGTGCCTTCTCTACCAAATCCTTTCGGATCTATATTACTTGCATAATACATACCTAATTTACGGTTCCTAGTGTTGAATACAACAAG